TCGCCCTGCTCCTTGGCATAGTTGCCTTTTTGGAGGGCATACGCTGCTTCTTCTGCTGCGAGACGTGCCTTGTCGTTAGCGTTTTGTGCAGCAGCGTTGGCGGTGTCTATGGCTCCGCTTATGTCCGTTTGCATCTGCCCGAAGTCCTCCTCCATCTGCGCAAACTTCTCCTCGCGCTCTTGCTCAGCCTCTTGACGCTCCTTCTCAGCAGCGTAAGCCGGAAGTGCGAACTGAATCTCAGGAGCCGTCTGTCCCGTGAAGTCGAGCATGACTTGATACGTCTCACCGTCTATTTCTACGGAGATACTGCCAGGGTTCAGCACTTCGTCCTCTGTGTCGTTCGGAAAATCATCCATTGTGAAATGGTAGGCCACTTGATACTTCAATTCGCCGCAAGGCAAATGATGGTCATCGAACTGCACCGTGATTTTGTCCGGCTCGCTTGGGTCATACGAGCAATGGGTATATGCCTCACCGTCCCACTGCGCATAGAAAGCCTGCGAGGGCGCACCCGTCCAGAACTTGATGCAGAAGGGGACAAGCCACCCCGCATCGCTCTCCAAAGTCAGAATGAAGTCCGACTTATAATTGATTCTAAAGATTTTTGCATCCTGTGCCATATCCTTCTGTATTTGATTGTCTGTATTTGTCAGAAGCCAGCTTCATGTAGGGCTTCACGCGCTTGTCGTAGCCATAGCCGACTATGTAGAGGTTCTGTGCGCTGACAGGCTCGCGGTGCGCATAACTTGCGGCCACCAGCATAAGCGAAGCCGTGACCAAAGGAGCCGGGACTTCACCGTAAAGTTCAATCACCTCCGTATAGCTCCGATTGATGTCATTCAGCACCATCTCCTCCGCATCCTTTCCGTAACTGACAAGCAGGTCATCCTCGAGCGTGAAGTCCTGTTCAATGCGAAGCTGAGCCTTGATTTGTGTTAGGGTCAACCATTTCATATTTGAGTGTATTGTTTTCTACACTACGGACGTTTACGGCCGTAGGGTTTACTACGGCCTAAATGATAAATGATAAATGACAAATGATAATGGCCACCGTCTTTCGTCCGTTAGGGGGAAAGAAAAAATAGCCCCGCTTCACAGCGAGGCTATCCCATGCAAACAAAAATAAATAACTAAAAACTAACACTAAGCAATGAAAAAGATACTCTTTTCTTTTATTTACGATTTAACGATTTACAATTTCTTGGATTCTTTAGAACCAAGGCGCGCTTTTTATGCGCGGACTCCTATTTATGTACTATTTAATCATTTTACAATTTCCCATCACTTTAAGGGAGGGGTTAGGGGTGGGTCTTCTTATTTTCACAATTTCCTATTTCCCTTTTAGAAGGTCATTGATTACCTGCTTCCTGTTTCTCGTGGTGCTGTAGGAGACATGCACCCAATAGTTGCCTTTCTTGTTGTGCTCCCAAATAAGTTGGTCAAATGGCAGATGGTCGCGGATGTATGCAAACCAGCGTTTGCCTTTCTCTTTGTCGCCGTCAATGCACAAGTCGGCTGCTTGCCCGGTCATGTGCTGGGAGTTGCTTACACCGCCAACGGCCTTGTTCAGTTCCTTGCATCTGTAGCCGCTGCCTATCTTGATGGGGTGTCCCATAGCGACGCGCAGAGGTTCCAGGACATTTATGCAAAGTGCGTTCAAGTTCACTACTGCCTTTGTGTCGGGCAGATTGTTAATACCTCTTGCCTTCGCGGTCTGTGAGGCTATCAGCTCTTCGAGAGAAAAATGCTTTGTAATCTGTGGCATGGTTGTTTAGTTAAGAGTTAAGAATTAAGAGTTAAGAAAGACACAATTTACTCGTTTACTCGTCAACTTGTTTACTTGTCAACTCATCCCCGGACATTGCCGAGCAAACGCGGAGCTTGCAGCCTTCACGCATACAAACCAATGGACGCAATAGACGTAACTGACGGCCATTCTCGGCAACTTCACTTTGGAGTTGCCGGATGGTCTCTTCCATCTTGTCTATGCGTCCACGGAGTTCGTCGCGCTCTCGTCGAAGGTCATCCCGGTCTTTCTTCACGTCCAGATTGTAGGCTTTCATGTCGTCGCGGTCTGCTTTGAGGTCAGCAATTATCTGCTGATATACGTCTTGTTCAGCCTGTGCCGCCGTGCTTGCAGCTTGTTCTGCCTCTGCCTTGGCTTTCAGCCTTACCCACCGCCAAGTGAAAAACGCACCGCCACCGCCACCAATCAGCAGCGAAACGACATTTATCAATGTATCAATGTTTATTTCCATGTCATATACTTCTTTACCCTTCGGAGAGATTATCATGAGAGGTTTACCAATCGGCGTGCCGCCGAAGCGAAAAGTGAAAAGTGAAAAATAAAAAGCCCGCACCTGACTGAGCAGATGCGAGGCTCCATCCATGAGATAAGGCGGTATTACCACTCCGCCTGCTGTCAGTTTCTCGGCGGTAACGCTTCTGCGCCATACCCCGCTTCGACTTGACGGCATATTGTATGAAGACACATACGAATGGCCTCGCGGCCTTTTATCGCTTGGGGCTCAGTGAAGCATGCGCCAGAGCTTCCATGCCTCGCGCCCGAGGAGTACTATTATTATTATTATGGCTATGGTGCCGATGGTCATCCGGGTCTTTTGCCACCAGGTGAGGGACTTTTCGACGGCTACCTCTACGGGGTAGGGTTGCGGAATGGTGTCGTGCGTTGCGTGGTAGAGTGTGTCGTGCGTGGCGCGTTCGATGTACTTCGTATGCCAGCGGTCGCGCAGCAGGTAGATGGTATCTCCGCTTTGCCGCTCCAGGACATGCACGGAGTCATGGAGCCAAATGGAATCGCGCTGGTGCTTGGTGATCTGCACGGTGTCGGTGCGCTGTGTGGTCACGTTGATGATGCGCTCCCGTGTGCCGCATGCGTTGAACATCAAGGCCAGCAGGATGATGCAGACCGTTGCTATGGCTGTCAGGAAAAACTGCCAGCATGCTTGCATGATTTCGTTGTTTGGGTCATTGTCTGTTGTTCTCATTGTGCGAAGACGTGTTTGGAGCGCGGCAGACGCTCGATGTTGGGATAGTGGTAGTATGGCACTTCGCGGTAGATGTACGATTGTGTGGAGACATCAAAGAGGATGTAGTGGTACTGTCCATTTCTAATTACGGCCACCATGTGGTTGCTCTTGTCGATGTAGAGCGGTTCCTGCTGTACGTTGGTCATTATTGTCTGACCCTGACAGCCTGCTATCGTCAGGGCTGCGAATAAGATGAGGAGTTTTTTCATATTCTATAATACATTTAAATTAATACTATGGGTTTACAAGACCCCCCAGCCCCCTTTAGGGGGAGCAAGGGAGGGCGGTTTTCTTAATTTCTTATTTTCTTAATTTCTTATTCCCCAGCGGGCGCAAATCTTTCGCGCTCCTGGTCAACGGCTTTGTTTAGGCGGTCTCGGAGGTCGCGGAAGTGCTTGAAGGTGTCGGGGCTGGTTCGGGGACATCCGTGCATCCATGACTTCAGGTTGGGTGTGGGCAGGTTGAACTCGTTTGCTTCTACGCAATAGTCAAGCCATTCCATATACTGCATTTCGGTGACGTTGTTCTCTACGCAGTAGATGATGTCGTACATGTTGATGGTGAAGCCGCCGTCGTAGTCGTAAATGCCGCCTACTTCGTCAGCTATCCAGTAGCCGTAGTGCATGTCTAATCCCCACGCTTCTATCAACGCTTGCAGGTAGGCGTTGCAAGCCTTTTCATAATCAATCTTTAGTTTGTTCATAGTTTACTGTTTATTTTCCTTCAATTTTAACATAGAAGTTATGCCCTTTGTAGTGGAAGAAGCAGCCTTCTATTGAGCCGCCGCCGTGGGTGTGGATGTAGCTCCGAACCACGTCCATGATTTCTTGCTTGACTTTTTCCATGATGTTTGTTTCTTATTTTCTTATTTTCTTAATCTTTTATTTTCCCCTTCGGATTCGTCCGCTCGTTTGTTGAAGTGGAAGCCGTAGCGTTCCTGGAATATATCGTCTATATGGTCGGGGACGCGGCTCTCGCGGTCTTGCATGAGTTGCAACTGCTCAACGTAGGACTGTAGCATAGCGGCAAACTTGCGGTCGGGAATCTCGCTGCCGTTCAAGTGAAACCGCTTTTGGGCATAGCGCAGTTCTGCAACAAGGCGGTGATTGTGCGTGAACATCTCATGATTGCCCCATACCAGCAGCATTGCACAGATGATGGCGCACACCTCAAAGGGTACTATCTCCAGTTTCATTTGCAGCGAAGCGTCATACACCGCCTCACGGAACTGAAACATCTTGTTATCGAGTAGGTTTTCCATCTTCGTGATTTACTATTTGACAATTTACGATTTGACGATTTATGTACTATTTTACTATTTATTCCCCCTAAAGGGTGTTAGGGGGTCTATTGTATTGGCAGATACGTGACGCGCCTTTCGGCAAAGTATGCCTCGCAGGATTTCACCTTGCCTTTCTTGTCGCGGACGTGGTTGCGGTAGCATATCTCATAGCACCCTTCCATGAAGAGTTGCATAGAGCGTTTGTCCTTCGTGATTAGGCTGAGTGTTGCTTCGCGGTATGGCTTCTCCATGCCTTTCCACTCTTCGCCATATATCAGTTCTATGACCTTCTTCGCGGCCAGCAAAGCCCCAAGGTAATAGGCTCCGTAATATCCAAGGCTTTCAGGTTTCATCGTTATGTCTGTTCTTTGATTTTCGGGAACATCTTTTCTATTTCCTGCTGCATATAGACGAAGGTATTGCCCCGGTTGTGCTGGTAGTCGAGAAGCATGCGGTAGAAGTCGGGGATGTCACGCTCCGCTACTATTACGGTCAGATTCGCCATAGTCGTATCTTTCTTTAAGGTTTATTCCAAGTTCCTGGGCTTTTGCTTGCATCATTGCGATGTTCTTCCAGGGGTTGCAGTGTATCTCGCGGTGGCATGGATGACAGAGGAGGGCGATGTTTGCCCTGCGTCCCCGGAGTTCGGGGAATCGTCCCCACGGCAGGACGTGGTGCAGCTCCATGTCGCACAGTTCAAATGGCTTGCCGCACTCCGGGCAGATACCGTGCTGCTGTTTGTAGCGTTGTCCTTTGATGTCGCGCAGGTTGTCCGTGAGCCTTGGGCTGCACTCATGGTCGCAACTTGTAGGCCGCTTCTTCACGCGGCAATTCGATATGGTGATATACAGCCGTCCGCGCAACAGGCGAAACGAGCGTTTCCACCATTGCTTTTGTTCGTTCATGGTTCTTCTTATTTTCTTATTTTCTTATTTTCTTATTTTCTTATTTTCTTATTTTCTTATTTTCTTATTTTCACAATTTCTTATTTTTCACCATCGGCAACAGCCGATGGCGAAACATCCAATTTGAATTCGTCTGTTGCGATGGTGAAGCGTTTTGTGCGGAGTGAAGGCCGCTTCTGGAATATCTCTCCGATGACATTCTCCAAGTCAACGCCAAAGCAAGGCAGATACCTGTGCCGCATAGTGCAGTCATAACGCCCGCCAATGTAGATGTCGTAGAATAAGGTCTTTTTCATTTACGATTTGACGATTTGACGATTTATTCCAATTTCAATACCTTGAAGCCGTCTTTTATCAGATTGCGCTCAAAGCGTTCGCCGCGCTGGGTATGTTCGTCGTAGTAGATGTTATAGCGTTCGCCCGACTGCTCTGAACAATCCTCCATGACGTAATACCCGCGCCGCAGTGCGTTATATCGGTGCGCCGTCTGACTCTTGGTGTACTTGTAGAGCACCACCACACGGAGCTTTGTCTTGCGTTTCAGTCCGTAGGTGGCTCGGAGCCGTTCCTTGCGTATGGTCTCCTTGCACTCCTCGCTCTTGTTCTTTAACCATCGGCGATACCTGGTGGGGTTCTTCCGCTTCATGATGAGTATGGGGTGCTCTCGCTTGCCGTCGCGGATGTCCTGCCACATCTTGGCCGTGCCTTGGCGTGTGGCCTCGCTGACTGGTTTGCCGCGCAGACTGGCATACCATCCGTTTTGCTCGCATATCTTCTTGCATAGTTTGGCTTGCCGCTTCATGATGCCGTGCATACCCTGCTCGCTCTTCTTCAGACCGAACTCGCGGGCGAAGCGGTGCAGCGTGGCATGCCTCAGTCCGCTTGCCTCCATGATGCGTGCGTTCTCCACTTCCGGGTACCATTGGAAGAGCCACGCCCGCTGCTCATCCGTGAGCACAATCTTAGGCGCATAATGCCCGGATACCTGCTTTGTCAGCACACCGGGGAAAGGGGGAAGTTTCATGGTGATTTACTATTTGACGATTTACGAATTACGATTTAACTTTTCGGAGGCTTTTATCCAGCGTTCGTACAGCTGACCGCGAAGGCGACCGCCGGAGTCGCTTATGCCGTTGTCGCGGAAATAGTCCGTTATGAACCGCCGGAGCTTTGCCTTTACACTGAGATTCTGAATCTTTTGGGGGAAACTATCGAAGATGCGCTTTGCATCCTGTTCATAGTCCAGCACGTCGCGCTCGAACTTTGTGCGCCTTTTCTTCGATGTGTCGGAGTGGTACGCCTCAATGAGTTCGTCTGTGCGTCCCTCGTAGTATTTGGAATAAGTCTTGTGTGATATGTGCCAGCCGCAGCAGGCAGGGCAGTAGTAAGGGCGCAAGCGGTCTCCGAACTCCATGTCTTGTCCGTTGAAGTCGATGAACCGCTGTGCCTTTGCCTCGCTCTCGAAGAGCATCTTAGGCCGTGCGCAGTCGGGACACATCATCCTGTTTCGTGTCGGTTTCATTTTTGAAATTAAGATATTGAGAAAATAAGAAAATAAGTTCCCCTCCTTTTAAGGGCGACTGGGGTATTCATAGCAGTGACTGAATGTCACTGAGGCCCCACAAAGGGGAGCAAGTACCCACTTGCGACGGGGGAAGGTCAGGGGTGGGTCTGCTCGTGCCTTTTCAGCTCGTTGCCTATATCCTCATACATCTGCCTGAGCAGGTCGTGGTAGATCTTCGTGCTTTCGTCGAGAGCAGCCTTGTATGCTTCCATGATGAGATTCTTGCTCGTTGCCTCAATCATGCTGCCGTAGGCTTTGGTTTCCTTTTTTGTCATAGTTTTGTTTTTAGTTGACGAGTAAACGAGTTGACGAGTTGACGAGTTGTTTGTTTCTTCATTTGGCTTGTCAACTTGTTTACTTGTCAACTTGTTTACTTGTTTACTTTTCTGCGCAAAAGGCAATAATTTTATTGTATTTTATGCGATTTTCGGTATAAAGAAGAGAGAGCCTGCGCCGTGCGCCTGCCCTCTCGTTCTCTTGTTTAGCCCAAATGTCGCTCGCTTACATCTTCGTCGGTTCTTCGCGGAACTTGTCGCTGAACTCCTTCGGCACGATGCAATCCACGTCGAAGGGCATAGCCTTGCGGATGGTGCGCGTAGTGTTCGGGTCATCCCTGTCACCCTCCTTCTCACTCTCTGCCTTCATGATTTCCAGCAGCAGTGCAATGCGTTCCTTCGCCTCTCCTACGTCCTTTGCGGCAATGATGTAGTATGTGTCCGACTTCCGCAGATTCTCATCGTCCACCCACTCCGTACGCACTTGCACCTTGAAGTAGTCCTTGCGCTCATCCGCTGGCTTGCGGTCAGACTCAGGTATGCAGGCGTGATCGTCCGGCACAATGCGTGCATCCAACTGTACCACCCGCGTTGCTCTCAGATAGCCCTCGAATCCACGGTACATCTGCCCGAACTCAGCCGCTATCTGTATGGCTTGCGGTATGGTCTGCGCACGGACGGAAAAGTGGTTCTTTATGATTTTCTCTCCGTTGAAGACGGGTATCTCTACCATGTAGTTTGTCTCGTATGCCGGAGTGTAGAGCGTCATTTCCTTCACGTCCTCCTCGCAAACCTCTACGTCCGCGATGTCGCCCGACTGGATGGCAAACTGAATCTCTGCCAACTTATTGCGGTCAATGTATCCGCGTGCCACTACTACCTGGCTGCGCTCTATGCTGACAACTTCGCCCGTGTCTTTATCCTCGAAATCCTCGTTCCATTTCTTCAGTACATGCTTTGGCAAATACTTTCCGAGCATTTCATTTGGGTCACTTGTGCGGAAGGTCAAAATATCCTGTGGCCGCTTCCATTCTTTCTTTTCTTTCATGATGTTTATTTTTTCTGTGAAAGGCAATAATTTTATTGTATTTTATGCGATTTTCGGTATAAAGAAGAGAGAGCGGACGCCGTGCGCCTGCCCTCTCCGTTTCTTATTCTCTACATTTCTTATTCTCCCATTCTCACTATTCCTTTTCCGCGATGGTTTCAAGACTTGCTTCCATGCCGTAGGTGTCGCCTTGCATCTTGTAGAGGCTTTCCGCTATCTGGTGGATGGGGTCAAGCTCCGCGTCGCCCTTGTCGGACAGGGCTTTGCTTATGTTAGCAAGGTAGCCGTCCGTATCGTCGAACTTGTATGCCAAATGATAGACGGCATTCTCCAAGCGCGTCAGAGGTGTATCTTCTACATCAAATATCACAGTGCTGTGGTCGCCTTTGCTGCGCCACCAGTCTTCCAGCTTTGCGGCAAGTTTATCAGCCACGTTGACAGCGGAAATGGCTACCTCTTCGGCCTTGCTATCGTCTGTCAGGAGCGACACGTCGTTGGTATATACAAATTCCCTGCTAATCTGTGCTGCTACCTTTGCAGCGGTCTCGGCTACGAAAGCCTTGTAAGTTGTGTTCATGTACATAGTTTTTAAATTTAGAAATTAATATAATAAGAAAATAAGAAATGAAGGTGTTGTGCATCCATTTCTTATTCTCTTATTTTCCGCATTTCAAATCAGACGTTCTTTGTCCAGTTGACGTAGTTGTCGAAGAAGGTTTCATTGTCGCTGTAGCGTTTCAGGCCGCCGTCTGTCTTTTCGTTCTGGAAGTCTGCCTCAAGTTCGTCGGCAAGCATCTTGGCGGCTACAACACTACCGCGTGCAAAATCCTTCAACTCTTCATTGTCTGCGAACAATTCGTCAGCCTTCATGAATCCGACAACCTCTGACAAAATCTTTGCTGATGTTTCAGCAACAAAATCTTTGTAAATCATAGTTTTTTTGAAATTAAATTATTAAAGTTTACCGTTTATGGTTTAGTGATTTTTCACTTTTCACTTTTCACTTTTCACTTCACCGCGAAGCGGTGACTACTCCCAACCTTCGCCGCCGGGGGTGTCGCCACCGCCGCTGTTGTCGCCGCCCGTGGCGGGTTCCGGGTCTGCCGTCTGCTGGTTGGCGTTGTAGTCCACGCGCTCAGCCTGCTTCTGTAGGGCAAACTGAGTGGAAATCTTCTTGCCTACACGCGCACCGAGCGACCAGGTGAGCATGTCAGCGGTCAGCATTTCGGGCTTGGCTACCGTTGCGCCATTGTACTTCTCAGGGTTGGCAAGCACGTCCTTGTCGCTGATGGAGCCGGAGCACTGGGGGAAGATAGATACCAGCTGACCGCCGTCGCCCGTCTCCAACTGTACGCGGTTGTTCTCAGCCGTTTCCTGTACAATCACCTGCGCGGCCACTTCGAGAATAGCCTTGATTTCTGCCGGACTGCTTATTGAGCCTATCTGGTGAACCTTCTTTGCCAGCTCCGCGTTGGTGATTACATTGTCAATGACTGCCTGAGCATAGACTGAATGTGTGCCTATCTGCCCACCTTTGGGCTGATGCTCCAAAATACGATATTTTACTTTTGCCATAACAAAAAATGATTAGATGTTTAACTATATTTTATTTGTCTCTACTATACGCTAAAAATAAACCATAAGGTTTACCACCTGTAAAGTATATGGTTTACCAGTGGTAAAGTATATGGTTTACCAAAATAAGGGTTTTTCTTGGGTACAAAAAGAGAGGCACTGCCATCCGTGGCGGTGTCTCTCTCCGAGGTTATCTGTTCGTCCTTCAAAGGAAGGCTGTGGTAGAGTTTCAACAGATATGTTACAACCCTTCTGCTATGCCGCAAAGCATTGCAAGGGCAACGAGGGCAAGGGCTGACAGCAGCCAGTGGCGCAGGGTGAAGCCGTCTTGACTGAGGTCGGCTTTAAGTGTTTGGATAGTCCGTTTCATGCCACTTGTGTATTAAGGAACTTGTTGATGAAGTAGATTTGCCCTTTGCCCGTTACCTTCGTAGTGTTGCGGGTGCGCATTTCTCCGTTCACGCTGAATACGTTCTGCTTCATGGTGAAAAGTCCCTGCTCAATGTACTGCTGATATGGCTGGTTGAACCTTTCGCCGTAGGCGCACAGATAGTGATTGTCGCGCAACCATTGGAAGAGCCTCTTTTCGCCTATCATGTAGCCGTTCTGTGCTATCATCTTTGCGAGTTCCCCTATCAGGCAGGCAGACGTGGAGCCTTCCACCGCTTCTGCATATACCACCTTGGGGCGGTTCTCCATTTCCTTTGCCTCCAGCCTTTCCACCTCGCGTTGTGCCGCAATGCGTTCCTTCCTCTCCTTCTGTATGGCTTGCAGAATCAGGATGGCATTGTCGGGGTCTTTCAGAATCTTCTCAATCGTTTCACCTGTTGCGTACATGCCATGTCTGCGTATCGTTGGCAATACGTCGGAGGTCACCCAGTTCTTAAACTTCTTTGCGCTTTCCAACTTACTGCCAAATATGAGAGAGTAGAGTCCAGATTCATTGACGAAAGTCATTTCCACGTTTTGGATAGCATCCTCTCCGTCTGACCTTTTGCCCGTAACTACCCCTACGTAACGTTTCGTTACATCGGGGTCATCGCAATGGTCGGCAATTGCTTTCCTACCATTAGTGAAACCTAATGCACGGCAAATGTCAGCCGCACAGAATAGAGGCTCGTCGGGAGTGCCACAAGTGCGTATTGTCCCGAACTGCTCATTGTTGAAAACTTGAATGTCGTTCATAGTTTCGTGAGTTTAGAATCGTAAAGTTTAGAGTTGTAAATTTACAAATGTAAAGCGGTAGAGGTGATGTCCGCTGAACGGACACCACCCTTTAACATGGCATAGAATTGCATTAACAATTCTGAGATTCACAGAAAGCCGACCTGCACATCTTTAGCGCAGGGTCTTCGCCTCCACACAGATGACTTAGCGGGCCAAGCAGTTCAATAATCCGGGAAAGGTAGTAGATAGCACCCCTCATGTCGTCCGCATCTACGGGCAGGAACAAACGGTCTTCTTCATCCGTAGCCTCTCCAATGCTCGTGATTACGTTAAGGGCAACGGAGGCAAACGTCACGTTCACCGTGTTCATTGCGCTTTGCAGTCCGTGCATCGGACACTCGCTGAAGAATGGGATGATTTTCTCGATACACATAGCCACATCGTTTGCGTGTGTACCTACAAAGTCCACCAGCAGCTTGTGAGCTGCCATCCTCTCGGCTTGTTGAGCCTCAAAAATTTCTTTTTTCATAACTCTAAAGTTTGACAAATAAATAAAAATGTCCGTACTACGCGCTGTCAGGCCCTTAGAGCGAAGCCCTGGGGGTGTTTCCACTACCCCACGCGGTTACGGACGTTTAATTTCCTTATGCTGGCAAAATAAATGCCGCTTGTTCAGCGACATCAACTTGCCGCTCTAAGTTTTGACGGTGCAAAGGTAAGCAATTATTTCCGAAACCGCCAAACATTTGCCAAACTTTTTAAGATATTTTAAGAAATCGGGGCTTATTTTCTCAATATACCACAATTTCCCCCGCGTCTATCTTTGCCATAGTGCTGAAGATGTCAGATACATGCGAACAACTCCCCTTCACGCAATTGCTCTTCGTACCGTCCAGATTGTCACAAGCGGACAGCACCCCATCCCTTGTGTACCTCGGGCAGTTCCAAACCAGCGCATCGACGAGCCGTTCCCGTGTTATCTTGATATTCTTCTGTGACATATTATTTTTCACTTTTCACTTTTCACTTGTTCCCACTAAAGGGGGATAGGGGGTCTTTTTCAGTTCGATGATTATCTTGATGGCTTCCGTGTCGCCATTGAGCGCATTTTGCAAGAGTTTCATTGCGATGGCTTCCTTGGCGGTCAGCTCATGTCCGTCGTTAGGGTCTTTGGCGGTACGCTTCACCTTTGCGCCCGTCACTTCGTCAATCTGAGTGGTCAATACCGGCTGCTCCAGTTGCGCCACCAGGAATTCAGTCATAGAAAGGTCTTGTTTCATTTACTATTTTACTATTTACGATTTGACGATTTATTTACTATTTAATTATTTGGCAATTGTTCTAAATATAGACCACTTTTTGTTTCCAGACTCCTTTCTGATTTCCCGCTGTCTCTGCCATAATGAAAACAATAGGATTAAGGCCATTATTCCGAAAAACAGCATGAATCCCACAAAAACACCTAAAGTCTTACAAAGTATATCCATATTTTCTTATTTTCACAATTTCTTGGATGCTTTAGCACAAATGCGCGCTTTTTATGCGCGGAACTTATTTTCATTGAGCGGGTTCCGCTCAATGATTTTGTCCTTCGAAACGTAAGTACACATCCATTGCCTCCACCAATCCTTGAACGGGATCTACTTTGCATGAGTCAGTCTGTGCGCGTTTCACGGGACGTACATTCTCGCGGCTGTCGGTCTCCAAAACAGCTGAGCCAAAGCAGAACGGCCACAGGGGACTGTTGCTGAAGGTGATGAACGGCACGGGCGCAAACATTGCGTCGTACAGGTTCTCGGTGGGGCCGCTGAACTCAGAGTTTAGCTGGCTGACTACCTGGACGTGCTTCTCAGGTTGCGCCACGCCCATCTCCGATTGTAGGCATGCTTTGAGCGTGTTAATCGGGTCTTGGCTTCTGTACTTGTCATAGCCGAAGTACATAAACTGACAGCCCTTTAGCCAAAGCTCTTTGAGGCGGTTTGTGA